GAGTTTTTAATCTCTTGAGTCTTAAAGACGAAGTCTTTAAGACTAACGGTTGTATAAGATACATGAATCATGTTAAACTCATGTATATCTAATAAAATCCAAAATCATATATATTTTCTGTTAAGATCAGACCCGAATTTTTATTATTAGATAATTAGACATTACAACTTATCTAATCAATATATATTATATTGATTCTTTTAAGCTGATTTATATTCCGAATATTCAGAGAGTATATTCCGAATATTCGGAATATAAACATAAAATAAAAAGCTATATTTTTATTTGAAAAAACTATACTTTTTTTGAAAATAGCTGTAAATATGTATTTGAATATAATAGATAACTAAATTAACTAAATATAATTAAAAATATGAATATTTTGAATTATATATTTTTTTGATAAAATAAATACAAATAATTTAGAAAATATAATATTGAAATTTTTCTAATCACAAATGTAATATTATATAAAAGTTTATTGTTAATAAAATACTTGTTGTATCATTCGTAAAATAAACGCAAATATTGTTCTGGAATGATTTATTTTACAACAATTATCTTTTATTTTTAGATAATAATAAAAAAAATAGATAATTGTTGTAAAATATCAGAACATTTTTAACTTATCTCCAATCTCTTTATAATAATGTCCATTATAAGCTAAATTTTTTTTGATTGATTTTGATAAAATTTTATCACTAATCGATAACTCATTACAACAATAATATTTACACAGAAATATACGAGTTAAATTATTATCCAAATCATATTGACCAATACCACTCCTATATAATTGTGGATACCCACCATGCTGAGCTTCAAAATTGACTCTTAATTCTTCGCTACACTTTTCATATATCATGTAATAGAATCCATTCGTTAATTTTCCACTCCTGACTGGATTGTCTAATCCGGATAATGACTCAAACTCATTATCACTTGCTCCGGTTTTTCTATCAATATACACGTTCAATATTTCTGTTTTTTCTTGGTCCAATTTTGCGATGTATCCCATCTCTTTGTGTATGGATTCTTTCGTTGGAGAAATTTCATGGATAATTGTTGGATCCATGCTTCTTTCAACAAATAACCACCGATAATTATAATATACACGATTTTCAACGATTGCTTTGTTGAGAGTGGGCCTTTTGATATTTGGATTCTCTTTCATCACATCTGAAACAGTTTCATAATATTTTACTAATTCGAATGTTTCAGGATTGATTTTTTGTAGCCTTGGACCCAAATTTAATGGTTCTTGATTAAATCCGATTGTAGTTATTACTTGCGATTGATTTATCTTTTCAAGTATTTCTTTATTTGTTTTTTCAACGGAATCAATTTTATTTGATAAATATTTAATTTCTTTCATTAATTCGGAAATAAATACATTTTCACTTTTCGATTCATTCATTTGAATCATTAAACTCAAATTTTTAGCTTCAAGTTCCAATATTCGCGGGTCATTAAAATATTTTATATTACTATTTATAATATTCAATACCATTTGATATGTAAGATTTTTTCCAATTAGAAAAAGTTCCATCTCATTCTCATGATTTTTCAAATCAGTAATTTTATTTAATCTTATATTTTCATGGTTGTGAATAAAAGATTCAAAATCACTACTGCGATTTACAGAAAAACAATCAAGTAATACGCATTCTTCATATTTATGCTTATGCTCTGCGTATCGATTTTTTATTCCAATGCGACTTTCACCGATTTTAACTATATATTTATTATTTTCTAATGTTTTAACACGAATAATATATACAATTGAACCGATTGAAGCAAACTTTTGTAATAGTAGTTTTTCTTTATCAAGTTCTCTTTCTTTTTTGAATTTGACTTCATATTCTTTTGTATTTTTATCTTCAATTTGTAGTAATTGAGATTTCAGTTCGGTTGTTTCTTCTTCAAGTATTTCGTGAAGTGATTCTTCTAATTTGATAAAATAGTCGTGTATTTCATCTGCTTTTTTAGTTCCGGCTTTCAAGCAAAACTTTTTGAATGTTTTAACGTTAAGCATTATAATTTCTTTATTTTGACCACCATGTGATGATTTTGATTCTTTCTTCGGATGTGGAACAATTTCATCTTCGTCATTGTTTGTCATAAAATCTTGCTTACGAAGCTTCGTAAGCAAGATTTTATAATCTTTATCAACGATAAATTGTTTCTCTAATAAATATTTTGAATGACCCTTGGTTGAAAATCCCAACCATTTCCACACATTATCCAAATCGATAACATAATCATTTAGTTTATCGTATTTTAGATAGCAGTAAAAGCTTGATAAAAATAGTTGTTGTTCGTAAGTTGTAAATTTGGATTGAATTTTTTCAATCAACTTTGATTTACAAGTTATATTTATTTTTGAAATTGGATTGTTTTCAATCAAATCAACGATATCGATACTTGTTGTATTCTCCATTTTATTATAATATTTAGTTTTGTTTATATTCAAGATTGGAAAAATAAATTTCAATTTTTTTAATTATAATCGAGTCTCTTACGAAAAATTCGGAACCTAAATTAGCTTAAATAAAATAATATGTATTTATTGTATAATATACTATATCTGATATCAGTATTTATTATAAAATATTGGTCTTCCAAAAAGAAGAGCGAAATTTTATAATCATTATTACACTGACCAAGAAGAAAAAATAGTAAGTTTTTTAGATGTTATGAATCTATTCAAACATTTTATTTTTTAATTCTACATATGTCCAGCTATCAATTGGACTGTCTTTTTTCTCTTCAAGAAATAAAAGTCCTTTTTCAATTTGTTTATATTTATCAATTAGTGAATAATTTCCAAATGTTCCGCATTTCGATGATAGTTTAACTCTCTCATTTTTTTCTTTGACTAATGGATGAAAATGATTTATTACAAAAAATTCTTTCTTTTCTTTATCATTCTTGTAATATTCACAATATTTTGGTAAATTATCTAATTGTCTTTCATTTTTTAGCCATTTCATAAATTCATCAGGAATCTTTTTAGCATCGAAATGACGAGATACCTTTCCTCTATTTGTATTTTGCTGAGACTGTGTTGTTATTCTTAAATTACATTTCCTATTATCAATTTTATTTTGATTTATATGATCAACGCTCAATTGTCCTTTACCAAAACCGGAATGGTCCATAACAAGCTGATGTAAATATAATCCGGCTGTAAATACATATCCAATCAAAGGATTATATGACCATGTATAGTCCTGACAGATTATTTTATTATAATCTTCGATTGAAAAATATGTAATCATATTCGGATTACAGAACATAATATAATATTCTTTTTCAATGCTTTCATCGTTTTCATTCCGGACTAAAAAATACGGGTTTAACAATTTACCGGAATAACGACCCATATTTTTTTTATGGCCAACATTAGTTGATAAAATAACCAAGTTATTTTCTAAAACATGTTTATTCAATTCTTCCATTTTATTTAATTTATTTATTTGAATAAATTAAAATCAATTTTTACAAAAAAATGTAAAAACGAAGAAATAATATTTTAATTGCTGTAAGCTCTCTTTATCTTCTAAGTTTCCCTAGAAGGAGGACTGTATCTTAAGCCGTTTCAGATTGCTTAGATCTTCATAAACGACCCACGCCCGTTCAGTCTCTGACGCCCTACCATAAACTAGCATATCGTTTTTAGGTAGTAAGCATGCGGATTGCCCAATCCTTTTCATTATTACCATACCCAAGTTCATTACTCTTGGCCACTTATTCCTTTCGGAGATAAGCTTGGTAGAAAAGGCTATAAGGGGATTCCCGAACAACAAGGTGTGTTGCTGGTTGATATAAATCAACCAACTAGCAGTTAGTCATACCATCAAAATAGATGATTGTGAGGACATAAATGGTTTTCTACTGTAAGGGCTCACTTTACTGTAGCATACTGCTTTTTGGATCTGGTTAACAGTCATTAATATTAATGAAACTAGTAGGTTCAATCCCCCCATCCCGCTCATTATACGAAGAACGTTGTAGTTAGTCGCGTATACACGGATTTTAGATGAAATCGAAGTCTTGGGTGTGACTTGAAGTTGAAGAGTCGCGTTGTCAATTCGCGAAAAGTTGCAAGTGCCTGAGGGCTGATGCTGTTCGGGCTGTAGCGAAAAGGAATACACGTTAATTCCCGTAGCAGGAATGTTGGTGTGGTGCTGATAAGGCTGAACAAGGTTGAAGTAAGAACCAAGACGCTCAGAGAAACGATCGTGGCCGTTAAGCTGGAGCTTAGCACGGACGACTGGGTTTCGGCCAGCACGCTGGGGAGCAAGACCGGCGTGGTCAGCACCTCCGGCAGCCTCGTTGTAATCGGAAAAGTTGACGGGAGCGTTGTTGTTGGTTCCAGCACCGCCACCGGGGGGAAGGTAGGCCCAAGCAACTTCGGGAGTAGTCTGTTCCTTTCCGGGCTGGGGGCCAACACCAGTGTAAGTGTCGTTGTAAACAGCGGGGAAGGAAACGGCGGAATAACCGGACTCAACATTGGTACGAAGGGCGGCCTGAGGGTCAAGGAGACCGTTGGAGCCGATAACACCGAAGGTATCGTTGTCGAAATCATCAGTGTAGTTGTTCCACTGGTTCATACCGAGCTGAATGACGGAGTCTCTCTGAACGACCCAGATCAATTCCTTGACGGGGTGGTTAAAGTTCAATTTGACCTTGACATTCTGGCTGGTAATTGACTCATCTCCTGTGAATTGGAGTTGCTCAATAAGATACTCGTGAGAGACCTGAGCAAAACGTCTGCGCTCGTCAGTGTCGAGGTAGATGTAGTCAATGTAAAGAGACGCTGCTTCAAGAGAAGGAACGCAGAAGAGGTTATTCTGGGAATCAAGAGAGACACCGCAGTTGCCGAGCTGGTCAGCAGTTACGTAGCACTCGTTCTTCTGGCGGAACTCGAGAATGATCTTTACTTCGTGATACTGAAGAGCAATGAGAGGAAGAGCAAGACCGGGGTTACGGCAGAACCAGAACTGGAAGGGAACATAGAGAGTCGTGGCTTCGGCCTTAGCAAGGGCGGTACCAGTAAGAGCGAAGGTGTTGCCAACCATATTGTCATATCCTACCTGATGACCGGGCTCTTGAGAGAGCTCGTTCCAGATGTTAAGCCAATCACCGTATTGTTTGTCGCATAGGTGATTGATTTGTTTTATGTACCTTTGGTTTCCCAAAGGATTAGACTATATCTTAAGCCTTTAAATATTTAAAGACCCATTACCATTTAGTCGTTGAACCTTCTCCATTCTATTATAATAACAGGTTAGGAGCTTGGCTGCGGATTGCCCAATTTCTTATATTTTTACCATACCTAAGTTATAGTCTTAGCCAGATTATGTTTTCACAATAATCCTTGGTAATAAGAACTCTAAGGGGGTTCCCGCAATTTGGTAATGTTGCATAATTATTACAATTAAATAATAACTACACTAACACGTGTAAATCCTTTTTATGACTACGGACAAATAGTCAGGAAGACGATTACTAAAGGCTTTTATGTTTAAATTTTTCGTCTTAAAATCTAAACCCTCGTGTTTTTCAGCACCGACAATTAATGCGTTGTCCACCGATTTCAACCTCAACGTTGCGGATAAGAATGTGGCCGACGTAGTTGACCCATCTGAAGCAATAGTTTGCATCATAAGTGCTTGTCTTCGCGTTAGTAACAACAGGGCACTCAACAAGGGGAAGAGTGACTTGAAGGTAAACACGATGAATAAGATCACCATTGCGGGAAATGGTGCAAGTAACTCTCTTGCCGAAGTCAGCAGTTCCGTTAAAGACCTGCTCAATAGACTCCATAGAGAAGTTAGTGTGACGACGGTAAACAACCTTGAAGAAAGTGATTTGGGGGTTTCCAGTGAGATAAATATCTTGAGCGCCATAGGCTACGAGTTGCATCAGACCACCTGACATTATAACTCTAATATAGAAAAAAATTTTTCATGAAACGCATTTAATTCGATTTTAATTGAATTTCGGAAATAATAATCTTCTAAACATTCCAAAATCTTTTAAACTGTTTTTTGGAAAGGAAAGGGTTATTTTTGAGAGCTAAATATTAGTGATTATTCTCTAAATGGATTAAAGAAATTATCATTATATCTTATGATGATTTCTTTAAGCTGTTTAAGATTCGGAGTTTTCGTAAAGAGGTATCGACTATTGTTGGAAAAATTGAAATTTATTTTTTCAATCTCGAATATAAACAAAACTAAATATTATAATAAAATGGAGAATATGACAAGTATTGATATCGTTGATTTGATTGAAAACAACCCAATCTCGAAAATAAATATAAATTGTAAATCTAAGTTGATTGAAAAAATTCAATCCAAATTTACAACTTACGAACAACAGCTATTTTTATCAAGCTTTTACTGCTATCTAAAATACGATAAACTAAATGATTATGTTATCGATTTGGATAATGTATGGAAATGGTTGGGATTTTCAACCAAAGGTAATTCAAAATATTTATTAGAAAAACAATTTATCGTTGATAAAGATTATAAAATCTTGCTTATGAAGCTTCATAAGCAAGATTTTATGACAAACAACGATGAAGATGAAATAGTCCCACATCCGAAGAAAGAATCAAAATTATCGCATGGTGGTAATAATAATGAAGTTATCATGATGAATATTATAACATTCAAAAAGTTTTGCTTGAAGGCCAGAACTAAAAAAGCAGATGAAATACACGACTATTTTATCAAATTGGAAGAATCACTTCATGAAGTTCTTGAAGAAGAAACTACTGAACTGAAAACTCAATTACTTCAAATTGAAGATAAAAATACAAAAGAATACGAAGTTAAATTCAAAAAAGAACGCGAACTTGATAAAGAAAAATTACTATTACAAAAGTTTGCTACAATCGGTTCAATTGTATATATCATCTGTGTTAAAACATTAGAACATGGAAATTATATTGTTAAAATTGGAGAAAGTCGCATTGGAATCAAAAATCGATACTCAGAGCATAAAACCAAATACGATGAATGTGTATTACTCGATTGTTTTTCTGTAAATCGCAGTAGTGATTTTGAGTCTTTTATTCACAACCATGAAAAAATAAGATTAAATAAAATTACTAACTTAAAAAACCATGAGAATGAGATGGAACTTTTTCTAATTGGTAAAAATCTTACATATCAAATGGTATTGAATATAATAAATAGTAATATAAAATACTTTAATGATTTCAATGAGTATAACCGCAATTTAGAACTTGAAAATGAAAATCTAAAATTGATGATTCAATTGAAAGAATCAAACAATGATAGTATATTAGTTGCTGAATTTATAAAACATGTAAAACACGTAAGCCAATTATCCAATAAAATTGATTCTATTGAAATAATAATTAAGGAAATTCTTGAAAAGATAAATCAATCACAAGTAAGAACAACGAATGGATTTAATCAAGAGCCAGTAAATTTAGGACCTCGTCTTCAAAAAATCAATCCTGAAACACTTGAATTAGTAAACTATTATGAAAGTGTTGCTGATTTGATGAGAGAGAATCCGAATATAAAAAGGCCAACTCTTAACAAAGCAATTGTTGAAAACAGAGTATATTATAATTATCGATGGTTATTCGTTGAAAGAAGTATGGATCCAAATATAATTCATAATATTTTACCAACGAAAGAATCTATACATAAAGAGATGGGATACATCGCAAAAATCAACCAAGAAAAAACGGAAATATTGAATGTGTATATTGATAGAAAAACCGGAGCAAGTGATAATGGATTCGACCACCCCTTTTTCTTCTACTACGTAGAAGCAAAGGTGCGACCCCCCAAAATTACCACATCCAGACTTTTTTATAACAAATCCTTTTATGGTCGTTTTGGGGTTTAACCCCTTTACTCTCGAAGAGAGAAAAAGGGGTTGTTGTAATGAGTTATCGATTAGTGATAAAATTTTATCAAAATCAATCAAAAAAAATTTAGCTTATAATGGATTCTACTATAAAGAGATTGGAGATAAAATAAAGATGTTATGATATTTTACTAATGATTATTTATTACAAAATAAAGTTATTACAAAATAACTTTATCTTCCTATCTTATTTTTACAAAAAACTATTTTCCGCTTATTTTCCAATAGAAACCGTTATGAATCGTATTATTGCTTGAAGCATTCTGTAATGATAACCGGCTCATCGGATTTTCTTTAATTACGTCCGATATTGAATTATATACTTTCAATACAACCTTCGTATTTTTATCAATCTTAGAAACAGTCATTCCTCCACTAATAACCGGCTTTTCTGGTAATTTATGATTTTTCTCATATTCTTCTCGCATTTCAATTGGACAATCATCATAAAACATTAGATGACCACCTTGCGTCCGCGAACCACGCTTGATTGCGCAACATACAGCACTATTTGACAACTTATATTTTTCAGCAAATTCTTTTTGCTCTGAATAAACATCCATTACGAGCGTTTTATCAATATTTATATGCGCGATAAATTCGCGCCTTGAAATAACGATGTCTGTTGTTTCTCCAATATCATATTTTACTGATGGGTCTTCCGTTTTTTCTATTATTTTCCAACGGAAACCGTGATAAATAGATGAATTACCAATTGAATGTTTCAATCCGGAAACAGATGTTCCTGGAATATCACGGATTAAATCAATAAATGATTCATAATATTTTATTAAATTTCCATCTAAATCATATTGTTGAATATAACTAACTATTTTTTTCTTGCGTGTTTTTATTCTATAATTATAACTTGTTTCAGATGAATCTGTCTGTGTTATTTCTTGGTCTTCCAGTTGTTCTTCTGGTTCTGTTGTAGATGCTTGTAATTCTTCTTTCTCAATCTTAATTGGGTCTGCTTGTGATTCTGGTTCTGTGGAAAATGTATGCGATTCTTCTTTTGGTTCTTCTTTCACTTCGGAATTCTCATTAACAACCGGACACGAATCATTCATCAACTCTTTGAATATTTGTTTCTTGTTTGAATCATTCAATAAAGTTCCAAATGAATTTACAAATACATTCATATTCTTCTGTTTTTCGATTTCAAGGCTTATCTTTAATTTTTCAATCTCATTCTTCTGATATTCAATATACTCAGTCTGATTCAATTTTTCATAAGTTTTTATATTTTTATTTATAACTTCAATAATATATTCCATCGTGAGATTTTCATTCAATATATAAATTTCGCGAGAAGTTTCCCCATTTTCAAGTTTATCATTAAAACGGTTTTCCTTGAATTCTTTAAGATTATGAATGTATTTTTCAAACTCAGAATTATTTTCACAATGAAAAACATGTAGTAAAAAGACTGGTTTTTGATATTGGCTTTTCAATCCGCTAATTCGCGTTTTGATATCATCAGATTTCCCAATTTTGATTAAAGTCCGATTCTCGTATTTTTCAGTCAATTCGCAAATATATATTACATGTGATTTCTTGGATGCTTCAATCAGCGCGTTATGTCTTGAAATCTTCAATTGACTTTCAATAAATAATTCTTCAATATTTATTTTTTCATCTTTATGAGAATCTAATTTATAAAAACCTTTTAACCGCAATTCTCGTAAAATTGTGAATAACCACTTCTGGAATTCAATAGATTTCCTCTTTCGAGAACGCATTATGAATTTGTAAAAACCGATTTCTGTAAGAAATGCGTGTTTTTGTGTTCCTCCATTACTCTTTAAGTCTTGTAATATCTTTTCTGATTCATCGAAATCGATGACACTCGAACGAATCGATTCAAGATTGAATACTTCTGCTACATTTTTCAGCAAAAACAATGGTTCTTCAACTGTTCCGTAAACTCTGATTTTCTTATCTTGGAAACTAAAATTTTCAAATATATCCATCTTATATTATATATAAGTATGTTTTCTTTAAGTTGAAGAGAGATGAATGACTTTGTAAAATTAATTATAAAAATATGGATTACATCCATTATTTAATCAGTATCAGAGACAACTCGGTCGCCGAAGCACCACCAAACATCGTCATCAGTAAATGACATCTGACATAATGGACATCTGTATTCGAGTTTCTCATTCAAACCTACCATATGCACACATTCCTCGCAACAGATTTTGTGCTTACAAGTTTTTGGGGAAAATTTTGGAGGATACTTCATTGGATCACTTTTGCAGATATGGCACTTTGGCATCTTATTTTTTTCAGCTTCAAGTAGCGTAGCTTCAATTACTGCTTCAATTACTGAAGCCACTTCTTTCTCTTTTTGAATCTGAGCAATTTCGGTTGCATATACTGTATGACATAGTTCGAGTTCCATCTTGTCTAACTCTGCGTACCTTTTTTCACGTCGTTCAGCAGAAGCACGATGCTCAAAAAACAGAAAATCCAGTTTTAACTTTCTTGCTGCAGCAAAGAATATATTAGCAATCTCAGCAGCAGCCTTCCACGTGTCTTCTTTAATAGAATTTGTCAGTGTAAACAGTATCAGCGAATCTTCCCCAAAATCTGGAGACGTCCGAAGCAAAGCAGAAAAAAGAGAAAGATTGAAGATACCAGCTCCATCTTGGACACATCTGCATACTTCTTCACATAATCTTTCATCAAGCAGTGCATTTTGTCCTTCTTGAAGAGCCGACAACTTCTTCAAACAACAAACAGATCGACATTTTGCACATCCATGTAAGTGAGAGCAACAAGTTGCTCTCATAATAGCATCTTCGTCCATTGGAATTACGGATGAAATACCATCATGTCTCTGAATATTTGACATCTTATCGACATCTTTCTCGTTAAAACAAGGTTTCTTAAAATGACATGAACCAAGTCCTATGACTACTTCAAGTATTTGAAAGAGATAATGAAGTAAATCTGGGCGATCCTGTAAAAATTTTACTTCTTCTATCATTTTTTTTATATTATCTTTTTTTATATTATCTTCTTTTGTATTCATTTGAATAAAATTATGAAGCTAAATTTGTAATATTTTATACGGTTTTACCATCAATTTTTATAATAAAAATCTGAAAAGTTGAAATAAATCAATTCAATATTGAATACATCAACTATATTTTTCAGCAAAAATAATGATTGTTCTACTGAACAGATATAAATCACATCATGATTTATATCTCATAAGTTTTTAATCTCTTGTGTTTATATTTGACTACATCAAATATAAACTGAACACTTATACACGGATTTTCTTATCTTGGAAACTGAAATTTTCAAATATATCCATTTTATATTATATAAAGTATGTTTTCTTTAAATTGAAGAGAGATGAATGACTTTGTAAAATTATTATAAAACGCCTGATTACATGTGTTATTTAATCACTATAATGACTGAGTTTCACAGGTTCATAGAATTGTCATCTGTTATGGACTTTTGATAACTAAATGTTTTTTTCAGTCCAAAATTTCACCCATGTCTGATATTGAGAAGGGTCAATCTCTTCACTTGAAGACCGACAATTTGGATATCTCCTTAGAGAAGTGACAAGTTCATTTCGATACGAACTATCTGGATTCTCGATCGCATCTAAAAAACGGGCCAATATGGGATATGAGTCTTTCAGGAACGATCTTAAATATATCACCATCAAGAGAGATCGAAATTGACTATGCACATTCCTCATGACATAACATACAATACTTTCTTTCAAAAGCTGAGATGGAGTCGGTCTTATTACATGAATGCATGCTGCGAGTACTGTGCAATTATTGCATTTAGTGAAAATCATGCAATGAAATACTTTTTGAACTGTGAGATCAAAATGTGTCTTGAAATCAACGACTGTATTCACACTCGTTCGAATACAGTCGTTGATTTCACCATATCTGTGTCTATTCTCACATTGAATTCCCAGACAAGTCTCTATAAAAGAAGGTTCCTTGGCGTCTGGACCATTAGTTGTTAAAAAAAGGAACATTGTCGTATTTATCTCCTTCTGAAACCCAATCAATTCTGATTCCGTAAAACCGTGTTTGCGTTGATGATTCAATAAAGCACTGACTTCTTCTGTTTTTGCAACAAAATCCGCAATGGCTTTTGCTTCTTTTGCTTCTTTTGCTTCTTTTGCAGCTAAAACCGCTTCCGGTCCATCAAACAACTTGAAATCAAAGCGTATCTGCGACATTTGCGACGTTTGCAGTAACGCATTGTATGCTTCAACATTTGGCTGTATTTTTTTCAACAGGAGATTAAAAAAATCCTCATTATTTGGTCCTTTACATTGTTGAAGTTCAACCATGACTGAGTGTAATTCCGCTAAATCAGTTATAGATCCTTCACATTTGAATAGCTGCTTATTTTCAAGCACATTCCCACGATTCCAAAGCCTCCGAATAGTTTTTCGAATTGATAAACTCATTGTTCTGTGATAGTCTTAATATAGCATATAATTTTCTTAATTTTTACTATCAATTTTTAGTTATTTATAAAATTATTTACCCACTCCTAATAATTTTTTTGATGAATTCATTCTGTTCATTTTCACTCAATGACATATATTCCGTCATCAAATCCACATTCATAATTATCTTCAATAACACCCCAAAATATTTCCGCAATTCCACCAAAACCACATCATTCCAGAACTTGCGGTCCCTCTCAATCTTATTAACCTTCATATTATCCACTTCATCTGCCCCAACCAAATATTCAACTAAGACTGCCCTCTCCAAGTCATACACATCCAAATACGTCTGAACTTGGAGCCACTCATATTCCCGAACCTCATTGAATAGCTTATACATCCGGTTCTTTATTTCAATAATAACCCCGTCATCATTCATCGCGTCGACCTTGCTTATTACCCACAGCTCGCCCCCCTCTTCATTAAACAACCGCTTACTCTTGCTATCCAGCCCCGTAATAACTTTCTCCCCCTTGTGCGCCTTTTTATAAATATCCAACGCGGTCTCTTCCCGAATCGTCCCGAATTTCTTGCTAGTATATCCATCCATCGCCGTCTTCAAAGTCTCCTTCTCCTCTTTTGTGAGTATCTTATCCTCCATTATAACACCGACCAGCCCATCTTTATCCGTTTTCATCTTCTTCGACGATAAATTTGCCCGACATATTTTATCCAACTTCTCTTTCAAATCCGTATTTCCCTCCAACTTCTTGGATATTTCAATGATTATCTGCTTGTCCCCCACGTTCGCGCTAACCACTTTCTCAATGAGACCCATCTTCTTCAATTGGTCCGGAAAATACCGCTCATATAATTGATTAAATATCCGGCTCGCCGGTAAGTAATGATTGCGCCCGATGAACGCTGCCAAATTGCTACTGTATAATAATATTTTCATTTTATTAAATTAAATAGCATTTTGTTTTTATGTTATTTCCGAATCTTCGAAAAGGCTTAAAAAAATGTCGATATGAATCATTAATGTTCAAGCAAAAAAATAAGAAGGTCTCCCACATTGATACCCGAATAACACTCGACGCTAAACACAACGAAATCATCCGGTCATTCAAGGAAGACCAGAAGAATATCAAAAAATATCAGACCGAGCTATCGACCGTCCAAAAGAAGCTTGATAAATTAAAGAGCAACTCAGAGACAATCCTGAGCCCAGAGGACCTCGGGATACAGTTTCACCTCGAAAATAAGAGGAACGAGCTTCAAGAAAAAATAGATAATCTCGAAATCAATCAAGACGAGACAGACTATTTTATTAAAACGGGAAACATATTGTATGAATATTACAACAATATTGAAGATATCGCGGATGATAATGAAAGACCGGCCCAGCAGGCGCAATTGCAACCGACTGCACAGAAGTCGCAACTCCTCTCATTTTTCGGAATTAAACAGCCAGAGGAAACTGCGGATAACAGCGGGAAAATCGCGAGAACAATTAATGACTTCGTTGAATCAAATCACAAGTTTGACCGCGCATCCACCCTCGACAATTATTTAAGTATTATCGACAAATCATATGGCCTCAAAAGCAAGGTCGCCAAAAAGATAGACTTCTGTAAAAAGTGTCATCTCACTTATAACAAGGATTATGAGATGATTATTAATCATAATGAGGGATTTATGAGTTGTGTAAAGTGCGGGAATCTTGAATACGTTATTATCGAGAGCGACAAGCCCAATTATAAGGACCCGCCCCCTGAGGCAACATACTTCGCCTATAAAAGAACGAACCACCTTAATGAAATTTTAAACCAGATTCAAGCGAAGGAATCTACTGATATTCCGGATGAAATATTGAGCCAAATTAAGGAAGAAATCAGGAAGGAGAGAATAACTGACCTGACAAAGTTGACAAACGTAAAAGTCCGCTATTTTTTGAGAAAATTGAATCTGAACAAATTTTATGAACACATTGCGCATATTATTAATAAATTGAATGGGCTTCCACCACCGATTATAACGAAGCCAGTCGAAGACAAATTGCGATATTGTTTTCGTGAAATTCAGGGTCCGTGGATGGAAATTGCTAAAAAGCCGAAGAAGAATTTTCTTAATTATCATTACGTTTTGTATAAATGTGTGGAATTGCTGGGGCATGATGAATATAAGGCGCTGTTTCCTTTGCTGAAATCACGGGAGAAAATATTGAGCCACGATATCACATGGAAGAATATCTGTGCCAAACTCAATTGGCAATATTTACCAACTATCTGATTTTTTCAAGCAGTTTACAGCTATTTTCAAAAAAAGTATAGTTTTTTCAAATAAAAATATAGCTTTTTATTTTATGTTTATAATTCGATGACTACACGACGACTATTCGGAATTTAAACAGCTTAAAAGAATCAATATTATATATATTGATTAGATAGGTTGTAATGTCTAATTATCTAATAATAAAAATTCGGGTCTGATCTTAACAGAAAATATATATGAT